TTTTTAAAATTAATAGTTGAGTTGCATTTCCGCGCATTTACGGAGCAATGCAGATCTCTGAGTGACAGGAGGATAATAATCCAGGTACTCGCGTGAAACTCTAACCAATTTCTCAGACCACTGATCAAATGTAGATTTATCATGTAATGACAACTCCATCAAGATAGTGTCAACATTATCACGAGGTATATCTACAGTATAAGGTCCTTTCTTAGTCCAGTTTATGGTTTCAAGTAATCTGTTTAATCGAAGTGGGGCAACGTATCTTTTAAGGGACTGATCGTAGCGCCACTGTCTTTTAAGAAACTCCACTTCTGTTATGTTTCTTAAAGTAACATCGGGCGTGGTCTTATCCTCCTTAGTATAGTGAAGGCCCAATAACTTCATGGAATTAGCGATGGTTGATTCATTAAAGTTGTCCATAGCATCTAAGGAGACGCTAAAAACGTTATCGTCTCCCATTGTAGCTAGGTAAACTTTGTCTTCGAATTTGTCTTCAAAAGGCGTATTCTTAAAAATATTGTACCAGCAAAAACGAAAAGCGATACCGTTATACATGTTATTGACAATAGCCGTCATTGGATGACCTGAAGGTAGTGAAGAAGTCCACTCTATGATTCTACCATTAAAGTAGTGTAATGAGTTTACTAGTTCGTACCATAAGACTTTTCTGATTCTTGCGTTTTCCATACCGTCATCATAAAAAGAATTGATAATATCTAGAATTTCCCAGTGAATGCTAGGATTCTCAGATCCATCAAAACCTTTATAGTCTCCGGCACCTATGTTTTTGCTTCCTATAGGAGCTTTAGATAATAACCGGGTAGCTAGTACGTGCCATTCGTTCGAATACACATTCAAGCCAATAGTGGATTGGTTATCAATTCTATTTATTTGGAACCATTGTTGGTAAGCCCCAAAGTACATCCTGTATGCTATTAAGAGTCTCAAAGGGGAAGCACTAAATAATCTGGTCTTACACGCCTCTACTTTAGCGATGTCACGAATCTCATCTTTCAAGTAATCTACATACACGTGTTGATCTCTGATGTTTCTTTTCGCATTATCAACAATAGTTTCAACATCTTTCTTAAGTTCCTCACTCTCTTTGCTGGAGAGATCGTACTCTTCTGAATCGCCAAAATAGTACTTCCTCCTTTGCGTTTTTATGCGCGGATCGAGAATATCGGGGTATCCAGGACTGGTTCCTCTATTTAAAGATCCGTATTCGGTTCCTGGTATACCAATAACCGCTTCTTCATAAGTGTAGATCCTTGGTTCAACATAAATATGTGAATTACTGAATAACATATCCTTATATTGATGGGCAGCTCTTTTTATTTTCTGAGAGTCGCCATATATGGGATTCATGTTATATGTCTGATAACTGTTGAACCATGGATTAGATTCTGAAATCTCTTCATTGGGTAAAGTGACCTTAGCAGGTCTCATGTTACTAGGCAGTAATCTATCATACGCAGGAGATTCTATGATCTTGGTCTTGAATGGATAAGTAACAGGGGGTGCACCTGCTTCCACAACCCTTAAAGAATTAAGCAATTTACCATCATCGCACTGTATCTCAGAAGTATTCACGCCAAGATCAGATTTAAGTTCTTCAGTTCTCTTAATATGCTCAAAGAATTCTACCAAGTCTTCGTAAGTGATGATGGCTGAGTATCCGATTCCAAAGGAACTATTCCCTGCTACGTGCATCCCGCATATCTTACGGGTGGGATTGGACACATCAGCTATTCCTAGAATGGCTCCGCAATCCCCCACTTTTGTGGCTATATTATACTCTATAGTAGTAGGTAGTGCAAATGATTCGTAGTTCTTACTATCTACTACAACCTCACATCTTTTCCTACCTGCTGCTTGAGTCAACTCGACTGATTTAGCGTTTTGACCGAGCCACACAGTGAGTCTGGACTTAAGACTTTCTACGTATGCTTGTTCTGCGAAGTACTTGAGAATGTTAGCTTTGGGAGCAACACGTGGCACTTCAATTACAGCCAAATCGGTATTCAATAATGTAGGGGTTTGGTTTGCATTGGCTGGAGAAGATAACTTTCCATTTTCTATTGTGACACCTAAGAAATCTCTTAACAACATAGTAACTGTAGATATCTTGCAACTTTCGTTGTAAGACGGCACTAATTCTATCAATGCATCATGATCGCCTTCTTCCAATACTTCAAGATAGAAATCTATGAAATGGTGGGGTACTAACATGAAGTTATTAGTGATGAAAAGACCTTGACCGGAACGAGAATATGGCATCTCTTCACTTCTCTTGAATCTCAGTTCATAAGCATTGGATTTGAGCACTTTCTTAATGATGTCTTGGCATTGGACATCGGTTGTTAGGGATATTTGAGGTACGTTTCTTATGAAGTTCCGACGTGCAGTCTTAGGTTTGGAAGGTTTTCTCCCATTTCCAGACTCGAATTCATTCTTCTTATCACCTGTAAATCTATTATACAAGTTAATACAAGCTGTAATGATAACTAAGATAAGACTGTATTTAGCTAAAACCTTAGCAAATTTGAAGATAGTCATGGAATTAATCCATTCTTTCATCTTCTTGAGTCCTGATTGGAACTTCTCTTTAAATCTCATCCAACTTGTTTTTGTATGGAAAATAGCACGCGTGAGATACGTATTTTCCGAACTAACGTCTTCCCAGAGTTCCATGATAATTTCATTATTCTCATCCATCTCTAATTCATCTACAATAGACCTTAGTTGTTTTTGTAAAGTATCTGACTTGTATTTGAATAAATCAGTTAATATTTTATTAGTAGGTACATTATATTTCA